TCGCTCGCTGAGGACAGGTCAATAGTAGCAAGAGAGCCGTCGATCGAACCTCGACAGGCCATGTCCTGATTAGGGACTTGGTCATCAAGATCTAATCCACACTTAAGCCGTAGCTTTCTCCGCATCAGTCTGCCTAGCCCAAGTTGGGCATAGACATTCATCAGCGGTTCGATCGCTATGGTTCGGTGTGTGACGGCGGTTTTGGGCACGAACGCTATACGGTTGCCTGGGACCAGGTTCATCTCCTCCCGCGTGACGAAGGGCCAGAAGCCCTCAATCTCGCAGTTGGTCACTGACCTAGCCCACTGGGGCTGGCTTTGCACAAGCAAGGCCCCGATCTCCGCCATGTCGTGAGACACGGACGGACTGACTTGCAGCTTGTCGTAAAGAGACGTTAAGCCTCTTGCCTCGGAGTGATTAAAAGCACCGGGGCCAAAACGACACGCATCGAGCCATTCCCGGGAGTTCACATGCGCGCCTAAAACCCTATGAACCTCCGTAGCAGCTGCTGTGATAGCAGCTTTCACTCGGGGGCCGGCGTTATTCACGCCAGCACATAGGGTCCTAAAACGCATGTTAGTCTCGGCACACGAAACCTCCGCATCGAAGAATTTCTCCTTCGCTGTCACGAGAGGATCCACACCTTCTATTTCTAGAGGGGCCTTCTTAAGGAACGAAACGGCTTGATAGTCGTCTCGGAACTTAGTGGGCAGGGAATAATCCCTTGGATTGACAGTCTTGCGAACAAGCTGTTCAACCTCATCGTAACGGAGCAAGATCTCACAACTAAGTGAAACAGGTGTGTTGAGTGACTCAAACAAATCAACGGCAACACTCTTCAAAACCCCGGGAGGGGCCTTGAAGTCTCTGCACATTGCGCGCAGAGTTCCTAAGAGGGCTCTTTTACTAGAGTTTTCCCTCTGTCTGGTCAGAACATCCCCCTGGGCATACCGTCCGGTGTGTAGAAACGGGACCAGTCTTCCGACTGGTGCACCGCTCTACTTGCACCGAAGATAGCACCAGGAGCGCTGTGAGGAGACGCAGCAGTGCTCGTGAGAGCATCTGCCAGTGCTTCCTCAATGATGTTCCAGTCATCTTCTGGAACGAGGCGAAGAGCCTCGTCCATAACAATGACTGTCTCCTGTTCATTCTTCTCATAGCTAGTCTTCGCCAGCTTGTCTTCGAATTCGACTTTAATAAAGGCGATGCGATGAAGCATCAAATTTACATAGGATCGAATCGCTTCCTGTCTTTCTTTGCTGCTCTTTTTATTGAGCAGACGCAGGAATTCCGGGAGATCAGAGATCATCCCGCGAAGGGAAACCAACTCGGTTGAGTTTTCCATGGTACAAGCTTTCAAAGGTAAAGGTTACGAGGGAATGGAACCGTTCTCGGCGCAAGCCTTAACGATGGCCTGGGCGACGAACTCTTTCGCGCGAGCGAAGAGCTCATCAACTTCGGTCACCGAGAGAACGGCGGGATGGAGAAACTCGAAGGTAAAAGTATTAGTACCATCGAGTAGACCAGACGTGCCGTTAATAACCGGACGCGTCAATTTGCCTCGAGTGCGATAAACACCCGCCGCACGATCCGCCGGGATGACCCGAGAAAGGATAGCGCGGGACGTCCCAAGGATACTCGTTGCGCCACTTTCGATCCACTCGACGCTGTCCTCTCGGACAGCATAAACGTCGAATGTAACGTTAGAGGCGGCGTTGTTCTTGAGAGTCAGAGCGGCAGCTGCTGCCATAAGGTAGAACTCCTGAAAAGGAAGAAGAGGTCATATCCGCGAAGTGCGGCTGTTACCTCGATATGTTCCCTGTATGAGAGCCAATGACGTCACAAGTTTGGCAAGGCCAAACGAATTAGTCACAGGAGGATACAAAGAGAACGGAGAGAGATCAGGTATTGACCTCTCGTAGTTGCGATACGATGCCCCATAGCTAGCCGGCCCAACGGAGTAAGTCCAGGATAAATCTGACACGTTAGTGCCAGGCCCAGACCTCGTCCATCCGGTCGACTCAACTATAGAGTACATCGCTCTTCGTACAACTACACCTTGTTGAGCGGTCATCGCCGTCAGCCAGTCTCCAACTGAAATAAACCAGTCGAAAACAAAACTAAACGGGATTAGCTCCCATGCAACTAGAGCAGGGTTTGTCAGACCTATCTGTTGCATCTCCGATAAGTGTGGGCTGGAAAGCTCACACCAGATTTTCGCCTTTACCACTAAATTAGTGTTTAAATACTCACTAATCGGGTAAGGCGATCCTCCACCGTAAGGAATTTCCTGATGGACCCAGTTATCGATCTTTGCGAACGATTCCTGAGCCTTCACAGTAAATTTCGGTGATCGGACGACATGCTGCTGGGCGAAAAACTCAGCAGCACCCTTAACATCCATCAGCAACGGCATCCAGCCGTACTTGTACTCTAACCAGCTCTTATGGAGCCGTTTAGGGGTGATGTTAAGGTTTTGGGCGATACCTCTTAAATCGCCCTTGCGAAACGCTCGATAAGCTCTATCGATACGGCGAGCCGTATCTAGGATCAAATCGGACGTCTTGCTTGCTTCAGCGTAGGCAACGGCAACGTTGACCTTCGCGTCAGCCATCTTCACTAAGGCTTTGACTACAACCTGGTTTAGTAAACTCTGGCGGACGCTATCAAGATCAAAACGGGAAATTCTAAATCCCATCATGATACCAGCTAGCGCACCGTTACCGTTCACATACCCAGGACCCCAGTCATAAACGAAAGGCCCGCCAGTGACGTGCACTCGACCACCAAAACCAATACCCTGAAAGGTACGGAACTGATGATCGGAGTACCCGTTGACGGGCTTCTCGTCCTTAGGAAGTGCCCCAAAGTTAGGCGTATTGTTCCAAGAGCGTTCACGGCCAGTCGCTAGTGCCAGACCTGCTGAACCAGCAGCGCCAGGATAACCAGTAGCTGACCATGTATTTCTCGAGGGCAATTGCTTCTCCTAGAGGTTGACAGCCCGTAAAGGGCAAGAGATAGATTAAGTGTGTCGGGGACCTAAAGTCCGACCTGCACGCTTCGCATCGAGCAAAGCGTAACAGCTTAAGGATGCCACCTAATCGACA